TAACCGAGGATCTTCGTGGAGAACTCAATAGTCTGAAATCATCTCGCTCTGTTGCGGTTGATGATGATGAGGATGACGAATCCTTATCCTATTTCGCAAAATTAGCAGAATAGTTTAGTAAGGGGGAGATTTTTCCCCCTTTTTTATGGCATCGTGACTCTTGTGTTCTCGGTGCGAATTAACTTATCATTTACATACTGCGATGATTTATCATAAGTCATCGCTTTTCTTGTATCGTTAATCACCTGCTGAAGATATGAAGGTCTAAGAACATAGATATTTCTTTTTTTATTATTTTTTCTGGTCTCATACACATAATTACTGATTCCTGTGACCGGATTTAATGTCGCCAAGTAATCATTTGGTTTTGGAATTGTAAAGTTAGAATCTACGACCTTACCCGCTGGAAGTATCAATCTTCCATTAGAATCTTTGACCTCTGTGGTTTCATAATGATGTATGGCATTTAGATCATTTCCATAAACTTGTTCCGCATATGCGTATAAGTCCTTATTAGAAAGAGGCCATTCATCTCTGACATTTATAATACCGGCACCAATCAATACAACCCAATCATATTGAGAACTTCCATAAAGTTCTTCTGCGACTATATCAGGTCTTGCTCCTTCTTCAATTTCATACTTATTGAATATGGTGAAAACATTTTGTAAATCATCACGAAGTTTTACACGACGAAATACATTTTTTACCAATAAGTATTCATCGGATCCCCTACTGCTTGATAGGAATGATTGGTATTCTAGGTTTGGTAATTCTCTGAAATATGACATTAGAATCCTGTTCCAGTTATAGTAGATTTATAAGCACCGGTTGATGACCCCGCTTCAATATAATCCTCACGGTAGATTGGTGTGAGTTCTTGGAATGTTAGGGTCATCTGCATATGAACTGGTGTGGCATCTGAATATGTGGCATAAGTTCCCGAAGCGGTATAATTAACTGACATAGCATTCAGAGCACATATCTTAAATTGATTCAAGAATGGATGAGATCTTCCACCACTCATATATTTGAGTTGAAATACACTTGGAGATTTGAGGAATAATCCGGAAGCATCACCAGCTGCCGCTCCTTTTTGTGCCGCAGATTCTGACTTAAAGAATCTGATAATATCTTTGATTTGGTCTGATTCTTTTCTGGAACGAGGAACCATATCAAATGAGAATGAAAATCCACTTCTTAGTGATACTCCACTAAAAAGAAGTTCTGTATTTGAGTTAAAAACTGCTCCGGTTTGTCTTGATAGTGCCTGATTAAAGTCTCCATTTCCGGTTAGTGCCTTTGTTGCCTGACTGGCAAAAAATGTTTGTATCATTTTTTGTGTTGTTCCTACTGTCGCAGCATTCACAGATTTATCAAATACATTTTTAACTGCATCTACTGCCGTACCAAAACCTTCTCCCGCAACAATTTTTGCTCCCATTCCCATCGTTGCAGTTTCTATGGGTCCCATATTACCCTCACCCCAACTCGCACTATTACTATCTTGAATATTTTCTGGAATTGGTAATATTACAGTTCCTCTAGAGGACTTATATCCAACATCATCAGAACTTTTTTGTGCAAAACTACCAGTATCTCCCAAATTTAATCCTGGTGGAACATATTCATAAGATTGAATTAGAAAATAATCATCGGAAGCATCAATATTCTTTAATGGATATCTAAATGTTTTCGCCATTTATCTTTTTTAGTTATTTATTCTAATTTTACCTGTTTTATTAATTCGTCTATTTCCCATAAAGTTCGTGTTCTGTAATTACTCTAAAGGTCCATCCTTTGTCCTTACAATATTCTCTTGCTGCTTCCCATTTTGATTGGTTCTTGGCGTACTCATATGCTTCATAGATATATCCTTTGGTCTGCCTTTTTGGTTTTGGTGGTGGCATCGTTTGCTTATAAGGTTTAATCTCAATCAAATATTTTTTAATGTTTCCATCTGGTTCCTTGACTTTTATATAAGCATCAGGAAAATATTTGTGGATGCGCCCGTCTATTGGAGAACGATAAGGAATGGCAAGTTCTTCAGATGCATATTCTAAAATATTTTCATTCGTATCACAATATTTGAGAAACTTCAGTTCCCATAGAGACCGGTAGATAATATTGGTCGGGTCTCCAACATACTTTTCCGGAAATGATGGTTTAAACTTTCCCTTATAAGACATCTAAATACTTATACTATTAAGACTCATAAAAGGTATTTAGAGTGCCTAGTATCCGCAGAATATCCGACTTTAAACCACTCTTTACGAATCTCGCACAAACTTCTCATTACGAAGTAAGATTTGGTGGAGTTGGACCCGTTGGAGGTCCACTAATGTCTTATCTTTCTCGTAAAGGAATTAGTTCAAGATTTATTGCCGAAGATTGTGGTCTACTTTGCTTTTCTGCATCTCTTCCAACTAGTTCTTTGGCAACCGCAAATATTAGTGGAAACTTTATGGGTATAACAGAGAAGTTCGCCCATACCAGACAATATTCGGCAATTGGGCTTGAGTTTTATGTGGATAAAAATTATAATGCCCTTAAATTTATGGAAAGTTGGATGGAGTTTATCGCAAGTGGTTCTAATAATCCAATTGGAAGCCCACTTGCTCCTGTGGGGCAGAATCGCAGAGATTATATTTCTAGAATACAATATCCAGAATATTATAAATCTAATTCAACCACAATCATAAAGTTTGATAGAGACTATAATGAAGAAGTGGAATATACCTTTGTTGGTTTATTTCCATCGGCGATGCCATCAATTCCAGTAAATTATAATTCATCAGATATTCTTAAGATGTCTGTGACTTTTGAGTATGATCGCTATATTGCCGGAAGGTCTCTGTCATTAAATGAGTTTATTGGAAATAATAATAACAATCAAAGTATTCAAAATAATCAAGGTACTCAAACTAATAATAATCAAAGAGTTGTTTATAGACCAGGTTCTACACTTGGAGAAAGTGGTGTTAGGGGAGTTATTCTTACACCAGGAAATGTAAACCCAACAATTGTAACATAAATAAGTTTACCTGATAATATTAGAATTAAATACGATGCCTTTACCAAAAATTGCGGTGCCAACATATGAGTTGGAAATACCTTCGTTAAAAAAGAATATTAAGTATAGACCTTTTCTAGTTAAAGAAGAAAAGATTTTAATTATTGCGATGGAAAGTGAGGATACAAAACAAATTGCAGAAGCGGTTAAAACTGTAATTTCAAATTGTATTCTCACAAAAGGAATCAAGGTAGAACAACTATCAACTTTTGATATTGAATATTTGTTCTTGAATGTCCGTGGAAAGTCAGTTGGAGAATCGGTAGATGTTTTAATTACCTGTCCCGATGACGGAACCACACAAGTTCAGGTTTCAATTAATTTGGATGAAATTAAAGTAAATGTAGATGAAAATCATTCAAAGGATATTAAACTTGATGATGTTTTGACTCTTCGTATGAAATATCCATCTATGCAAGAGTTCATTAAGAATAACTTTAATAATACTGAATCGGTGAGTGTGGATGATACTTTTGAGATGATTTCTGCTTGTGTGGAGCAAATTTATAGTGAAGAAGAATCTTGGAATGCTGTGGATACAACTAAAAAAGAACTAAATGAGTTTCTGGAGCAACTCACAACTAATCAGTTTAAGGAAATTGAAAAGTTTTTTGAGACTATGCCTAAATTATCTTATACCATTAAAGTAAAGAACCCTAATACTAAAGTTGAAAGTGAGGTAGTATTGGAGGGTCTAACATCTTTTTTCGCCTAGGGATGGCTCACACGTCGTTGGAGTCATACTATAGAACTACATTTCAGTTAATGCAGCATCATAAATATTCATTAACAGAGTTAGAAAATATGTTACCTTGGGAAAAAGAAGTTTATATTACTCTTCTTTCTCAATATATTGAAGAGCAAAATCTAAAGAACCAACAGAATGGCTAGTATAGCATCTCCAATCAGACCCACTATAGATGTTGTGTCAAGAACTGTTTCTAGTTCTGCCATAAGTGGTGGCGCTGGTGGAGGAAGAGGAGGTGCTCTTGCCATACAACCTCAGGCAAGTTTAGTTAATGTTGAAAGAAATCTAGAGATTCAAACCACCCAAAACGTTCAACAAACTCAAGAGATTTCTACTCTTAGAATTACTGTAGATTCTCTAAAAAGAGAAGTAGAGAATGTTAGAAGAAGTGGAGCTCTTGTCATACAACTCCAATCAAGTTTAGTTAATCTTGAAAGAAATCTAGAGACTCAAACCACTCAAAACGTTCAACAAACTCAAGAGATTTCTACTCTTAGAATTACTGTAGATTCTCTAAAAAGAGAAGTGGAGAATGTTAGAAGAAGTGGAGCTCTTGCCATACAACCTCAGGCAAGTTTAGTTAATCTTGAAAGAAATCTAGAGACTCAAACCACCCAAAACGTTCAACAAACTCAAGAGATTTCTACTCTTAGAATTACTGTAGATTCTCTAAAAAGAGAAGTAGAGAATGTTAGAAGAAGTGGAG